AGAGCAAGAGGGCAAAGACTACCTTTTAAGTATTGGTGTTTTAGTTGAAACAGATAACGAAATAGTATTTGCAAAAGATACGGCAGCGGTTGTTTATATCGGTAAGGTTGTAAAGATACCAGCTACTTATGATGATGAGGGCAATATAATTACTCCAGCGGTTTATTATGATGGTTATGCCATAGACGTAATGAGCAGTTTAGATTTAGACTTTGGAGGTTTTATGGTATATCCAGTTGAGGCAGCACATAGCTTTTACGGTTACCCAAGAAACGCAGAAGTACCTAAATAATTAGTATATTTGATACTTAACCAAAAAACAAATACAATGGGAAAATTATCAAAAAGTGAGTTAAAAGAATTTAAAGAGCAAGAACAGAAGAAACAAGCAATCTTACACGATTTAGGTTTATTGGCTACACAGTCACATACACTATCTCATATGTTTGCAGAACTTTCTATGAAGCAAGAAAAGAACAAGAAAGAACTTGAAGCAAAGTATGGTAACATAGAAGTAAATCTTGAAGATGGAACTTTTAAATTAATCACAGATGAAAAGAATAAGTAAACACATTTCTTACAAAGAAGCAGTTGGTTCTAATTATGCTAAACAAAAAGGTATAAAGAATAAACCAAATGAAGAACAAGTTGAGAATATGAAACTATTAGCTGAAGAAGTGTTTGAACCATTAAGAGAGTGGGTAGATGCACCAATTAAAGTAAATAGTATGTTTAGGTCTTTAGAACTTAATACTGCCTTAAAAGGCTCTAAAACGTCATCTCATATGAAAGGTGAAGCAATGGATATTACAAGTATGGCTTGTGGTAAAGAAAATTGTAAATCTAACCTTGAGATGTTTCATTGGATAAAAGACAATTTAGAGTTTGACCAGCTTATATGGGAATTTGGTGCAGAACCTAAATGGTTGCACGTTTCTTACAACAAAGACAACAACAGACAACAAGTATTAGTAACTAAAAAAAGAGGTGTTTATTACACTTATTAATATGGTAACAGACTACAAAACACTTTTAATTAATCTAGGAACATTTATTTTTTCAATGTCAAACGTTGATGTATTTTTAAAGATTACACTTTTACTTTTAACTATTGGGTATACCTCGCACAAGTGGTACTTAATGAATAAGAACAATGGAAAAAAGTAAAAAAAAGTTTAAAGATACAAGAGTAGGTAAGTTTTTATCTAAAGCTGCACCAAACATTCTTAAAGGTGTTAGTGATATTATACCAGATGCTGGTATTTTAAAGCTAGTAGGTGGTCTTATAAGCAAAGATGATGCTATCACACCTAAAGATAAAGAAGAAGCCTTAAAACTGCTTGAATTAGATATTATAGAAATACAAGAGGTTTCTAAAAGATGGTCAAGCGATATGTCTAGTGATAGTTGGCTCTCAAAGAATGTAAGACCAATGATGTTAATATTCTTAACTGTATCAACTTGGTTACTTATACTAATGGATAGTTTAAATTTAGAATTTGGTGTAGGTTCTGAATGGATAGATTTACTTAAATCTTTACTTATTACAGTTTTTATAAGCTACTATGGATCAAGAGGAATTGAAAAATACCAGTATATCTCCAAGAAATAGAATACTATACCAAAATCATTATCTTTTATTTTTAAGTATTTCTATATTTTTTTTAATATATATTTTTAGATTTATATTTATATATATATTTCTAATTATTTATTTTATATATTTGAAGTAATAAAAAAGTGTAAAGTTATTCAAAAAATCAGACTTAAACAAATAAAAGATGGAAAACACAAAATGTATTCAAGTAAGAAAAGATTATTACCTATTAATTGTAGATGATAAATCACTAGGTGAGTTTGAAAGAAGTGAGTTAAGACATATTTTAGAAGTTATAGATAATGCCATCTAAACCAAGCAGAAGCAAAATAGTAAAAAAACTAGATGCTATATTTAGCCAGTACATAAGGTTAAAGGATGCAGATCACAATGGTGATGTTACTTGCTTTACTTGTGGTAAGGTATCACACTATAAAAAAGGTATGCAATGTGGTCACTTTCAATCAAGAAAACACTATGCAACAAGATGGTTAGAAAAAAATGTTGCGGTGCAATGCGTGGGTTGTAATATGTTCAAAGCTGGTGAACAGTATTTATTTTCAAAGTACCTGGATGAAAAGTATGGTGATGGTACTGCTGAAGAATTATATATAAAATCAAAAGAAACTGTAAAGTATTCTAATGATGAACTACAAGATATGATAAAACACTATAAAGACTTGGTAGATAGTTTATAAAAGACTATCTTTAACTATTCTGTTTTGTTAAGGGAAAGGGGTTTGGCTATATGTCAAGCCTTTTTTTTGCTTTTATAGTTTTGTTATTAAATATTTTGTTTATATTTGTTTATTATTAATTTAAACTTAACAGAATGAGAACACAAAAACACGATTTAAAAGATGAAATATTACATCTTGAAATAGAGTTAGTTAAAGCAAAGCTAAACAAAGATCACATTACACAACTATCTATCAATAAAAGATTAGATGATGCAAAATCAACCTTAATAAATATTCAGTAATGCAAACTAACTTTTCACAAGAAACTGCACAGACTAAATTTGATGAGTATACATATAGGATAGAAGCCTTATGTAATAGAATAGAAGAATTAAAAGCACAAATAGAAGTATCACAAATATTTAAACAAAATGGATAGAGAAAAATTATTAGATTTGTACAAAAAGTATGAACTTGAAAAAACCGATGTATACAAACATCAACACTATGTTATAATCACACGACAAGGTATTGAAAAGATTGCCGCAAAAGAAAACATTGCAATCAATTATGAGGTTGTAAAATGTGAACCTAACTTTGCAGTTGTAAAAGCATATGCAAAAAAAGAAGAAGTACAAATTGAAACATTTGGTAGTGCATTAAAAGGTGCTAACTATAAAGATGGTAATTGCAACAGTTGGTACGTTATGGAAATGGCAGAAAAACGTGCTTTATCAAGATCAGTTTTAAAACTAACTGGTTTCTACGAGTTAGGTGTATTTGGTGAAGATGAAAGTGATGATTTTAAAAGAAAATAATATGATAGAAATAAAACAAGAATTTAAAGATTTAATACCACCTTTAACAAAAGAAGAATTTAAGCAATTAGAAAATAATTGTATGAGTGAGGGTATAAGAGAAAAAATACTTACTTGGAATGGTTTTATTATAGATGGACATAACCGTTATGAAATAGCCACCAGGTGGGATTTAGATTTTGAAACCGAAAGCAAACATTTTGATAATGAAGAAGCGGTTAAGGAATGGATGATACTAAACCAATTTGGTAGAAGAAATTTAAGCAACTACCAAAGAAGTGTTTTAGCATTAGAACTTGAAGATGTTTTTAGTAAAAAAGCAAAGGAAAATCAAGGTAAAAGAAACGACATTAAGCAGATATCTGCGGAAAGTAAACCTATAGAAACAAGAAAAGAACTATCAAAGGTTGCATCAGTTTCACACGATACTATTGCTAAAGTAAAAAAGATACAGGAGAAAGCACCAGAAGAAGTAAAAGCAAAATTAAGAACTGGTGAAGTAAGTATTAATGCTGCTTATAAAGAAATTAAAAAAGAAGAAAAGAAAGCTGAAAAAGAAAACGAAAGAGATAGACTAGCAGAAATCGGAAAAAACAAAAAGATTGAAATTGATTTTAGATTAGGTGATTTTGAAGAAGTTTTTAAAGACATACCAGATGGTAGTATTGATTGCATTATAACAGATCCACCATATCCAAAAGAGTTTATTGAGGTTTGGAGCAAACTATCAAGGTTTGCAAAAAGAGTATTAAAACCAAATGGATATTGTGTTGCTTATTCTGGTCAAATGTATCTCCCAGAAGTAATGAAAAGAATGTGTGAGAATTTAGATTACTACTGGACATTTGCGGTTTATCACGAAGGTCAAACACAAATTGTTAATGGTATAAATTTAATGTGCAGATGGAAACCAGTTTTAATATTTCAAAACGGAAAAAAGAAAATAGAAAATACATTTCAAGATTATTTTATTTCAGAACAAAGAGAAAAGAATGGTCACGACTGGCAACAAAGTAAAAGTGGTGTTGCTTATTTAATAGAAATGTTTACTAAAAAAGGTGATACAATATTAGAACCATTTGCTGGAAGTGGAACAACAATGATTGTGGCAAAAGCAAAAGGTAGAAATGTAATTGGTGCGGAAATAGATGAGAAAACATTTAATATTGCTAAAGCATTAATATAGTGACTAAAAAGGAAAATACATTTAATAGAAAAAATGACTTATACTTTAGTCAATGGATTAGAAATAATTTAGATGATGCACATACTGGGTATAGGTGTTATGATTTGGATTTTGTTCTATGGCACAAAACAAATAAAAAAATTATGCTTGTAGAATTAAAAAGCCATAATGCAGAAGTAAAACCAGACCAAAGGTATATGCTTGGATTATTGGATAAATGGATTAAAAAAGGCATTTCAAAAGATTGGAAATTTTATGGAACAAATTTAATTACCTTTGAAAAAAATAATTTTGAAGATGGTAAGTGTTTTTTAAATAACGAGGAAATAAAGGAAAAAGATTTAATGGATTTTCTTAATTTTAAAACAAAATAAAACACGAGGTATTGCGTGTAATGACAATACCAAATTTAAACTATATATTATGAGTGCAATTATCAACGGAAGTATTAGAGTAGATAAACTACCAAAAGAAAAATTTATTAAGGGTCGTGACGGCGCGGTGTACTACAATTTCACAATAGCAATACAAGATGAAACTAGGTATGGAAACAACGTAGCTTTTATGGATAGCCAAACCAAAGAAGAAAGAGAAGCAAAGGTTGCTAAAAACTATCTTGGAAACGGTAAGGTGGTATGGATGTCATCACCAGATGGTGTAACGGTTGCTGAAAGAGATGATCAACCACAAGCAGTGGCAGAACCAGCAAGTGATGACTTACCATTTTAATTAGCCTAACTTTAAAAGGTGTGAGTTTTTAACTTGCACCTTTTTTTTATATATTTAACAAATGACAGAAAAAGAAACAGAACAGAATATGTTGATGGAGTTTATTGCAGATACTTGCAAGATAGACATTGACGAAAAAATAGATTATCCACCAGTATGTTTAAGCTATGGTGAAAAGGTTTTACAATCAGATAAAGGTGATTTACTTATACCAATAGCTTTAGGTACTTTTGGCAATCTTTCAGTAATTACTGCACCACCAAAGACCCGTAAAAGTTTTTTTTGCTCTTTACTTGCAAGTGCTTATTTAAGTGGTTCAAATATTTACGGTGGACAAATAAAAGGACATAGAGGTAATGGTGATTTAATTTATATAGATACAGAACAAGGAAGCTGGCACGCATCTAAAGTGTTTAAAAGACCATTAGATATGGATAGCAACATACCTAAAGATAAATACCATACGTTTGCATTACGTACAGTAGCTTTTAAGGAACGTTTAGAGTTTATTGAATACTATTTAAAGGAACATATAAAAGAACCATCACTTTTAATTATAGATGGTGTGGCTGATTTGTGTGCAGATGTAAACAACATAGAAAAAAGTAATGAATTAGTAAGTGCATTAATGAGAATAAGCCAACAACAAAACGCACATATCATTTGTGTGATACATCAAAACTTTGGTAGTGCTAAACTTGGTACTGGGCATTTAGGTTCTGCACTTGAAAAGAAGGCGGAAACTGTCGTGATTTTGGAAGCAAACACAGTAAACAAAGATTGGACAACGGTTAAGTGTGGTAGAAGTAGAGGGTACTCTTTTGAAACATTTAGCTTTGAAGTAAACGAAAAAGGATTGCCAACAATAGTAAATGATTTATATGATCCGTTAAAATGATATGGTAAAAAAAACAATGATATTAGTTGCTAAAAAGCATAAAGAGTGGGTAGAAATAGTTTTATCCTTTGGTTGTAAACAAGAAACTGCTGAAGATATTGTACAAGAAATGTATTATAAGATACAACTGAAACTTGAAAAAGGTTTGGATATAATGTACAATGAAGAAGAAATAAACTACTACTATATTTTTAAGACTTTAAGAACATTGTTTTACGATTTAAAAAGAAAAGGTAAAAACATTACTATGGTTTCTATGGATGACATACACTTAACCACATCAGATGTAAACTACCAGGAACCATATGATAAAATACAAGAAGAACTATCAAAGATGTTCTGGTATGATAGAAAGGTGTTTGAAATAATAAATGATGGTGAAAGCATTGCAGAATTTTCTAGGAAAAGTTTAATACATTACTATTCACTTTACAACACATACAACAAAGTAAAAAGCAAACTAAAAAAACTATTATGAAAATAGGAAACATTATTTATTACATCACAAAGTATACTGGTATTAAATACCTGGTAGATAAATACCACAAGTTAAGAGGTACTAAATGTAATTGTAACAACAGAAGAAAAAAGTTAAACGAAATAAAAATTGAAAGATGGTAAAATTTACTAAAGAAGATTTTGAAAGCTGGAGTGACTTTAGGTCAGAACCAAAGAACACTTTACAACCTAATGAGTTTGAACTTATATGCCAGTTACACGCAAAGTACTACAATCATAAATATCACAAACCTTGCACTTGCAATCCAAAGAAAATAAAGTTGTGGATAAAGCAGCTTAACATAATTTGGAACAATGGGAATTAAAAAAATTAATGAGTGGGAAAAGGCAGTTGTGTTTTTGCTTAACCTTGATGGGTGGGAGTTAGAACATTGTGGTGATGGTTATTCTAGGTATGATGCAAAAGGTAAAACACCAAAGGGTGTTGATTGCGTTATAGAGATGAAATTTAGAAACAAGTACTATGAAGATAAAATGTTAGAAAAAGACAAGTACGATGCTCTAATGGCTTTAGATGATGTTGTAAAGATATTCTTTGTAAATGATCCTAAAGGAAACTTTATGTATTACCTCAACACTTTAGAGATGCCAACACCAGTAAAAAAGTACTGCCCAGATACAACAATGTGGACAAAGAAAAGACTTTTAAAAGATGTGTATTTGCTTAAAGAAAACCAAGCGGTAAGAATAAATATAAATATAGAACCAAATTAGTTGTTAAATGTTTTGTTTATAAAGTAAAATAGTGTTACTTTGCATAAAAATAACATTATGGAAGTAAACAAAGCAGCTTGGGAAAAGTTAAGAAAGCAAATAGAATATCATACTGAACAAGATAGTGAGATTACTGATGTACATATTAACTACCAAGTAAAACAAGGAAAAAAGAATTATTTAAAACTTAACATAACAATAGATGATTTTACTAATTGATGCAGATAGCTTAATTTTTGCAAGTTGCTATCGTAAAAGAGAAACACCAGATGATGAACTATACTACACAAACATAGAAGATAGTAGAGCAAAGTTTGATGAGCAATTTATGTCTATTGTTAATCACCTAGAAGAAAAATACCCTATAGATAAAATTTTAACCTTTAGTGGTTCAAAGGGTAACTTCAGAAAACTAATCACACCAAAGTACAAAGCCAACAGAAAGAAACAAGAACTGCCACCTTTATTAGATGAGATGCACCAATTTGTAAAAGACCACTACGATAGTATTTGGGGTTACGGTGTAGAAACAGATGATATGGTTGCAAGGTACTGGAAGCAAATTAGCGATGATATTGGTAGAGATGAGGTAATGATTGTTTCAATAGACAAAGACTACAAACAGTTTCCTTGCTTAATGTACAACTATCACTACAAGCATAAAGTAATACTAGATATATCTGAAGAAGAAGCAATGTACAATTTCTATGAGCAATGCATTGTTGGTGATACCGCAGACAATGTAAACTACTTTAAAGGTAAGGGTAAGAAGTTTGCAGAAAAACATTTTAAAGACTGCACAACAAAATACCAATACACAAGAAAGTTATATGAATTATTTAAACTAGAATACAAAGGGAAGGCTAGACAAAAATTTGTTGAGTGCTACCACCTTTTAAAATTAAGAACAGAATGAAAATATTAAACCTATATGCTTGTTTGGGTGGAAACAGATACAAGTGGGATGAAGTTACAGATGTAGATGTTACTGCGGTAGAATTAGATGCGGAATTAGCCAGACTATACCAAGAAAGGTTTCCTAATGATAAAGTTATAGTTGCCGATGCACACCAATATTTATTAGACCATTACCAAGAATATGATTTTATATGGTCATCACCACCTTGTCCCACACATAGTAGAATGAATTACACTTTTAAAAATAGAAATAATTTTAAAATACAATATCCAGATATGAAGCTTTACCAAGAAGTTATTTTTTTAAATAATTTTTTTAATGGCAAGTATGTAGTTGAAAATGTTATACCTTATTATGATTTATTAATACCTGCAAAAAAACGAGATAGGCATTTATACTGGACAAATTTTAATTTACCTAATAGTTTAAGCAAAAGAATACCACCACAAATGAATTGTAATAAAAACATAACTAAAAAAATGTCTGAACAATTTATTGATTTTCATTGTATAAATTCTTTAATAAAAAAATATAAAGGAAAACAAGATAAAGGAAAAATAGCAAGAAACCTGGTAGACTATGAAGCTGGTAAAACAATATTAGAAACAGCATTAGGAATAATAAGAAAATCAAATATAAAACAAACTGAATTATTTTAATATGAAAGATAAAATAGTAGAAGATTTAAAAAGAGAATTTGATATAAGAAGTTGTGTAGGAATAGACAAATACAAAACAACACTACAAGACAATAACAAAGATGATTTTTTGCAGCACCTAAAAGAAGAACTAATGGATGCAGCTTTATACATACAAAAACTACAAAGCAAATGAATTACAACACAATACCAACAATATTAGAAACACCAGAACAAGTAAGTGAATTACTTATTACTTTAACTGGCATAGATATATACAAACAAACAAGACAAACCGAATACGTTGAGCATCGAGCATTGCTTTGTCATATATTAAGAAACAAACTTGATATGAGGTGGGTAAGTATATCAGACTTTATAAAATCAAAAGGTAAATCATTTGATCACGCAACGGCAATACACGCAAACAAAATGTATCCATTGTACAAAAAAGATAGATTTGATTACTACGATAAACTTGAAAGCAACTTTATAGTTAAATCACAAATAGAGTACAGCCAAATATCTAAACTAGAAGTGATACAAAAAAAGTATGCAACACTAGAAAAAGATTATTTCAAAGCAATAGAAAAGTTAAGCAACTACGATAAACAATATTCAAATGGTTACACACCAAATGAAATAAAATACAGAGATTTAGAAGAAGAACAAAAAACAATGTATGATGAAAGAGCAGCTTTAGTATTAAAGTCTTTTGAATGGAAGCAAAACAATAGTGAGTACGAAATAATAAACTGTGCAACTTAAACAAAAAAAAATGATAACCGTAAACAGTATTTCTGGTGGTAAAACATCTGCATATCTTATGAAGCACTACCCAGCTAATATAAATATATTTTCTTTGGTAAGGGTTGAAGATAAAAATAACCTTTGGATGAAAGGTAAAGATGAAAAGACAAGGCAACTTGTATCAGATAAAATAGGAAAAGAATTTATTGGTACTGTTGAGATGGATGATATAATATATACCATTTTAGATTTAGAGCAACATACTGGGCAAGGTGTTAATTGGGTAAGTGGTGATACATTTGAACAAGTTATAAAAAACCATAGTAATTACTTACCTAATAAGATGGCAAGGTTTTGTACAACAGATATGAAGATAATACCAATATTCAATTTCTTAAAAGAAAATACAGAACTGCCAGTAAGAATGAGAATAGGGTTAAGACCAACAGAAAAAAACAGAATGGCTAACATATTAGAACGTGCAGATGAAAATGGTTTAGAACACTTTAAAACAATAATAGGTAAGTCTAAAAAAGGTAAAAATAATAAATGGGCAGAAGTACCATATAGATATGCAGAGTTTCCATTGATAGAAGACAATGTGCAAAAAGATACCATCTATAATTATTGGGACAAACAAAAAGTAAGGTTTGCATATAGAAATAATTGTGTTGGCTGTGTAAATAGAAACCCATTATTTTTATCTCATATAGCACAAAAAGATAAAGATAGTTTCAACTGGTTTGTTAAGCAAGAAGAAAATACTGGGAACACATTTAATTCAGAAGCTACATACAAAGACATATTAAGGTTTGGGGTACAGAACCAATTATTTGATGAAGACTTTGATGATTGCGATACTGGTTATTGTGGAATTTAAAAAACAGATATGATAAAAAAAGAATGGCTATTTATGCAAACACCAAAAGAAAAAGCATACCAATTAGTAAAAGCATTTTATGTAGAAACAACAACAAGCACAGAAGCAAAAAAATGTGCTAAACTACATATAAGTCTTATACTAGAAAACGAAATACTAAAACCATCTAACAACATAGAATACTATCAAGAAGTAATAAATGAAATAGAAAAACTATGAACAGAAAGAAACTAATACAAAAGCTACAACAACTATTTGACAAATTACCAAAGGGTAAAGAAAGAAAAGCTATAAGAGAAAAATTGCTAGAATTAAAGCTAAATAAAAACGTTGAGTAATTACGTTATATAATTGAATAAACAAATTTATTTCAAATGGATAAAAGAAAAAATAACGGTGGTGCAAGAGAGGGTGCTGGTAGACCAAAGAAAGCAGACGAACTTAAACTAATTGAAAAGTTAGATAACCTTATTGATAATGATGAGGTAATTAAAACACTTGGCAAACAGATCTTAAAAGGTGATAGCCGTGCTATGTCATTGTACTTTGGTTACAGATATGGTAAGCCTAAAGAGAGTGTAGATATAACATCTACAGATGGTTTCAATATTAACTTTAAAGATATTATAAAATTTAAGTGATAGAAGTTGACCCAAAGTATAACCCTATCCAAACATCAGATGCAAGATATTATATTGTAACTGGTGGTCGTGGTTCTGGTAAATCGTATTCTATAAACTTACTTTTGTTGTTGCTCACTTTTGAAGCTGGGCATACAATCTTGTTTACTAGGTTTACATTATCATCTGCATACATTTCTATTATACCCGAGTTTATACATAAGATAGAAACACTAAACCTACAACACGTATTTTATATAACAAAAGATGAAATACGAAATAAGCTATCTGGTAGCAAGATAATCTTCAAAGGTATCAAGACATCAAGCGGTGATCAAACGGCTAACCTAAAGTCTTTAACTAACGTTTCTACGTGGGTAATGGATGAAGCAGAAGAACTGCAAGATGAAAACATATTTGATAAGATAGATTTAAGTGTAAGAAACCTCAAACAAAAGAATAGGGTAATACTTATTTTAAACCCAGTTACAAAAGAGCATTGGATATATAATAGGTTCTTTGAAGATAAAGGTGTACAAGCTGGTACAAACACAACCAAAGGAAATACAACCTACATACACACTACATATTTAGATAATATAGAAAACCTATCTAAAAGCTATTTAGAGCAAATAGAAAACATAAAGAAACGCAGACCAGAGAAATACAAACATCAGATGCTTGGTGGTTGGTTGGCAAAAGCAGAGGGTGTTATATTTACTAATTGGAAAATAGGTGAGTTTAAAAAAGTAGGTGTAAGTGTCTTTGGTCAAGATTATGGATTTGCCGCAGACGAGAACAGTTTGGTGGAAACTAACATAGATACAAACAACAAGATAATCTATTTAAAGGAATGCTTTTACTTGAAAGGTCTTACCACATCACAAATAGCTGAACTAAACCTTAAACACGCTAAAAACCATCTTATAGTAGGTGATAGTGCTGAACCAAGATTACTACACGAACTGAAAGCAAAAGGTTGTAATGTAGTCAAAGCAATAAAAGGTCAAGGCTCAATTACCTATGGTATAGCATTACTACAAGATTATGATTTGATTGTAGAAGAAAACAGTATAAACTTAATCAAAGAACTAAACAACTACTCCTGGTTAGAAAAAAAGTCTAAAACACCACAAGACAAATTCAACCATATTATAGATGCAATCAGATATTCTGTATCATATCAACTACAAAATCCAAATAGGGGTAATTACTTTATATCATAAAAGTTATTAAATTATTTGTTGGTATGTTATTTATTTGTATATTGCAATATATTAACTAACAAAACAGATATGAAAACACCATTAGAAAACGCATACGACAAATTAAGAGGATTAGACATAGAGTATAACTCTGAACTACTAACCATTATGAGTAACCTAGCATCAGAAGCATTTAGTGTAGGTTATAACAAAGCGGTTAAAAACACACAAGAGGTTTATAAAAAAGTTTACGAACTATAAAACAAAAGAATATGTATAGTAATTGTTGTGGTGCAGAAGCATCTTATTTAAGTGATGAAATATGTGGTGATTGTTTAGAACACGCAGTATTTAACGAAATAGAAGAATAATGAAAAAATTAATAAACAGATTTTTAGTAAAGAAAAGCATCAGACCATACAAGGTAGTACCTTTATCAACTGGTGTAATTGTAGAACATTACCGTAATGGTAAATTAAAAACAGAATATTATGGATTGGTATAGCCCCCCAGAATACAAAGAATATGAATGCACAGAATGTGGTGCAGAAATAGAAAAGCCCGGTGTGTGTAGTGGCACTTGCCACGAAGCAAGTATGATTTAGTTAAGTTGAGTTTTGTTTAAGAGGTGCATCAGAAATGGTGTACCTTTTTTTATTATATTTACCTTACTATAAAAAACCATTTTAAAAACGTTATATAAGTATGAATATCAATATTACAGTACCAAATGATTTAAGTGAAATTACTTTAAGGCAGTATAAGCACTTTCTTAAAATACAGAAAAATGTAGATGATGAGAGTTTTTTAAATGCAAAGATCATTGAAATATTTTGCAAGTTAAACCTTGAAGATGTAATGAGGTTGAAGTTTAATGATAGTGAACTAATAGTAAGTACACTTACAGAAATGTTTGAGCAGAAGCCTAACCTAGTTAGAAGTTTTAAGCTAAACAATATTAACTATGGGTTTCATCCACAACTAGATGATTTAACATTAGGTGAGTATATAGATTTAGATACCTTTATTGGTGACTGGGAAAATATAGAAAAAGCTATGGCAGTTTTATATAGACCAGTAGTAAACAAAATAAAAGACAAATACACAATAGAAGAATACAAAGTAGGTGTAGATCAAGAGATTTTAGATATGCCTATGGATGCAGTCTTGTCATCAATTTTTTTTTTGTGGAATTTAGGTCTGGACTTGTCGAAAACTATGATGAATTATTTGGACAAGGATCAAACACAAGCCTTGACGCAGTATCTAACTTCACAACCAAATGGGGCTGGTATAACTCAATTTACGGACTTGCTCAAGGAGACATTACAAGATATGAAAATATCACTAAACTAGGAGTACACGAATGTTTTATGATGCTATCCTTTATGAAAGACAAAGCAGAAGTAGAAGCCAAAAGAATTAAACAAAATTTCAAATGAGCCAACAAGGTATAAGAGGGTATTATCAATTAACCTCAACAATAGAAGAACAATTAAGAGGTACTGAATTTACTAATACAGTTTCTATTGGTGACATAAGCAAAGTAAACCTAAACAAGCAAGACATATTTCCATTAGCACATATGATTGTAAATAGTGTTTCAGCAGAAGAACAAGTGTTGAGGTTTAACATAAGTATACTAGCTTGTGATATTGTAGACCAATCAAAGGATATAACAACAGATAGATTTACTGGCAATGATAATGAACAAGATATTCTAAACACACAGCTACTAGTCTTAAACAAGCTAATACAGAAGTTAAGAATGGGATCATTACATACAGATATGTATCAACTAGATGGCAATCCAAGTTTAACACCATTTAATGATAGGTTTGAAAATCAACTTGCTGGATGGAGTGCTACAATGACTATACTAATTTACAATGATATATACATTTGTTAATGGACTTTAAAAATGTAGATGAGGTTTTAAATGCTTATGCTGAATATGTAGTAGATAGTGCAAAGAAAAACCTAGTAGATGAAAGAAAAAGTTTAGGTGATTTATATAAATCAGTTAGCTACAAATATGAAAAAAGCCAAGATCTGTTTTTGTTAGATTTTCTAATGGAAGATTATGGAACTTTTGTAGATAAAGGTGTAAGGGGTAAAACCTCAACCTACCCAGAAACTGCTGCATCACTATCACAATTTCAATATGGTAGTGGTAATTTTCCAAAGTATGGTTTAAGAGATGGTATTAAAGGTTGGTTAGAAAAGAAAAGGTTTCAATGGAGAGATAAAAAAGGTAAATTTATGAGTTATGATACAATGACTTATTTAATATCAAGATCAATTTACAACAAAGGTTTAAAAGCAAACTTATTCTTTACTACACCATTTGAACTAGGTTTACAGAACTTACCAAAACAATTAACAGATGCTTTTTCACTAGATATAGAAAACGCAATTATACTAGGAACAAAAAAATAAGATATGGATTGGACATTAGGCATAGCATTTCATTTCCCACATAACAGATTTATGTTAGGTTGGGAGTACATCGCAAGAGATGAAAGATATACATACACAACAATAAGGTTCTATTTATTTATAGCAACACTAACACTAGACTTTTAAGATGGCATTACAATTAGCATTAAGAAACCCACAGTTTAAATTTATAGTAGCAAGTGCCGGAGCAAGGTCTGTTGTGTGCAAGGTTACTATTGATGGAACTTTAAGATATACACTAACAAAGAATTTGCCTTTATCTTTAGTGGCAACTCAAACAGTTAATTTTGATATTGCAGAACTTGCAAGGGATTACATAGAGATAACTTACCAAAGTAGTTATGTGCCACAGACTGTTGATATAGAAACAAACCTAAAGAGTTATAATGCAATAAATGGGCTTGGTACTGTGATAGATGAACCGGCAACAATTACAGATGTTGGCTTTGAAGCCTATGGAACATTTGAAGAAGAAGTAAATCCAACCGTGCCTTTTGGAAGAACTACACCTACTTACTTAATACCTATAAATGAAGATACAGATACCTTTACAATATTTGCACCAAATAATACTGCGGGTAAATTACCAAGCATAACTGCTTTGAATGGTTTGGTTGTAACACCTTATACGAGTACAGATACAAGTGTAACAAATGTTGATGGTGTTGTATGTAATATTAAAAGAATTGATTGCACAAAGTATGGTGATGGTAAAAGAATTATATACATAAACAAGTATGGCGCACAACAAGATTTATGGTTCTTTTTAAAGAATTCTAAAAACCTATCCAGATCTAATGAGGGTTACAAATCAAATACAATAACCTATCCAAGTGGTTCAAGCGCTACCTATTCAGTACAGAATGCACCAAACAAAGTATTCAATACACAAGCTAAACAAACACATAAATTAAGTAGCGGATATTATCCGGAGTTTGCAAACCAACAATTTGAAGAATTGCTATTAAGTGAATACGTTTGGCTATCTACTGTGAGAAAAGGATCTGGTATAATCATACCGGTAAAGGTTAAAACATCATCAGTAGCCTTTAAAACAAGTGTAAATGATAGGCTAATAGAATATAGTATGGAGTTTGAAGAAGCTTTTGATTACATAAACAACATTAGATAAATGCGTAGACTACAATTATATATCGGTACTGAAAGAGTAGACTTGTTTAAAGATGAAAGTGTATCGCTTACGCAGACTATTCAAAATGTAAAAGATATTGCAAAGGTCTTTACCGAGTTTACACAAACATTTGCGGTTCCGGCTTCTAGAGTTAATAATAAGATATTTCAGCACTATTATAATTTTGATATTGACTTTGGCTTTGATGCAAGAAATAAAGCTGATGCAAGATTAGAGTTAAATGATTTACCTTTTAAGAATGGTAAAATAAAGCTTAATAGTGTTGATTTAAAAAACAATGTAGCTCATACATATCACATTACTTTCTTTGGTAATACAGTGAACCTTAAAGATGTTCTGGGTGATGATTTGTTGAGTAGTTTAGCTGCATTAGATGATAACTCACAAGTATATAATTATGCAAATATAAGAGATACAATACAAGGTTTCCCAAGCGGAAACAATAACATAGTTGTGCCTTTAATTACACATACAAACAGATTAATATACAATAGTAATTCACACTCAACTTTTGACCCAGAGGCTACAACAAACAATATATATCCACACGGATCTGGCACACAACAACAAAATGGTGTTGATTGGAAGCAGTTTAAATACGCATTAAGAGTACAAGCTATAATTGATGCAATAGAAACAAAATATACAGTAGCGAATGGATATGGTTCAGATATTGTATTTTCAAATGATTTTTTTAATGATGCTACCAATGATGAATTTGACGAATTATTTTTATGGTTACATAGAAAAAAAGGAAATGTAGAAACACCTAGTTTTGGTGATGCAGAATGGACATTAGTAACAGAGTTGGGAGATGAAACACCAACCGGAGATTATGGGGGAATGACCCAACTATCAGAGATGGAGAATGGTCAATTAGAAATTAATTTGAATCCTGGGAATGCTTATTCTTTAGACTCACCACAAGTATCTTTAATTTTAAATCCAGTATTTTCTACTCCAGCAATACCTTATGATGTAAGGGTTACGGGACCAAATGGTTATTTAGAAATAGAGATAGGCGCTAGTGGTTTAACAACAATTATAGATGAAGAACAACTAGCTAATGGAGTTTATACTATAGAGATTAGGTCAGAGGTACTTTTACAATTTGCTGCCGGTGGCATTAAATGGGTTGTTGAATTTCAAGAAAGAGATGAAGATTTTTTTGAATTAGATGGTGGAATTGAATATAGCAATGCTGTAACATTTGAAACAAGTGCTGTATTTGAATTTAACATTACACAACAGATACCTAAAATAAAAATCATAGACTTTCTATCTGGAATGTTTAAGATGTTTAACTTAACTGCTTTTGTTAATGATGTAGGTATTATAGTAGTTAGAACATTAGACAGTTATTATGCAGCGGGTTCACAAACACCAATTAACATAGATAAATATTTAGATACTAAAACATCAAAGGTGGATGTTGCGTTACCTTTTAAAGAAATTAATTTTAGATATAAAGGATTAGGTACTTTACTTGCGAAACAATTTGAACAGATTTGGAATTCCGGATGGGGTTCTGAAAGTTACAGAGATAACACAAGATTTGATGCTCCAACAGAAACCTATAAAGTTGAACTGCCTTTTGAGCATATGCAATATCAAAGAATAATTGATATAAATCCCACTGCTGCTAATATAGGTTTAACCACAATTCAATATGGGTATTTTGTAGATGATAATTTTGAACCTTATTATGGAGAGCCTTTACTTTTTTATCCTATCCTTAATAACGGTACTTCAATGAGGATTAGAGATGAAGATACTACTGATGAAGATGATATAACAAGATATTTTATACCATCAAACAGTTTAGCTTTAGATTGTGCTACAAGTAAAGTAAACATACATTTTAAAAATGAGTATAATGAATATACAATAGGAGAAACCGGTAACCCAACTTGCTTTACAGATACTTTATTTGAAACTAAATACAAGACTTATATACAAGATGTATTTAATGCAAAAAGAAGATTAGTTAAGGTTACTGCTTATCTACCTATGAAAGTTTATTATGATCTGGAATTAAATGACTTGATAGAATTAGGACAAGATAGCTACAAGATTAATTCAATGAAAACAGATCTAACAACTGGTAAAACAGAATTTGAATTACTAAACACAATATTATGATTAAGAATATAATAGACTTGCTACAAGTTGTTGAGGCTGATACTGAAAACATAAGAATAGCACAAGGAAAATATAAATTAGCGGAAACATTAAAAGAGGGTTACAATCAAATTAAAAGAGATTTAAAATGGCAAAAGTAGTAGAGGTTCAATTAGTTGCTAAAACAGATGATGCAGTTGCTAGTGTAAATAAGGTTGATGATGCAGTAAAGAAAACTGCAAAGACTACAAAAAAAGCTAGTAAAGAATTATCTGGTATGCAACAAGTTGGTGGTGCTGTATTAGGTAAGTTAGACCAAATGACTGGTGGTCTTGCATCTAAATTGGTTGCGGTTGGTAAGGCTGCAAAGTTAAGTGGTAAGGCTATGAAAACTGCATTAATATCAAGTGGTATTGGTGCAGCGGTTGTTGCAGTTGGTTTATTGGTTGAGCATTGGGATGCCATTGTTGATTTTGTAAGTGATACAAATAAAGAACTTGAAAAGCAAATAGTTTTAAACAATCAGAATTTAGATGCAGTTGATTTAAAATTAAGAAATTTAAAAAGCCAAATAGAACTAGAAAAAAAACAAGGTAAAAATGTTGATGCTTTAATAGAAAAAGAAAAGGCTTTAATTAAAGAAAAAAGAGATACTTTATTAAAATCTATTGAAGATGAAAAAAGTGCTTTAAGAAAATTAGAAATAGAAACTGAAACGTTAACTATTGCTGAAAGAATAAGACAAGGTAAAAAAGGAATTAGTGAAATAACAGAAGAAGAAAATGAAGCTTTAATAAAACAAAGACAAATATTAAGTGATTTAGAAAACAAATACACACAATTTGAAAGTAGTTTAATTGAAGATCCAAAAAAAACTAAACCTAAAGATAAAGATACAAGTGCAGCAGATGCAGAAGCAGCAGAAAAAGCTAGAATTGAAGCTATTGAAAGAATACGCAAAGGTTTAATTGATACAGAAGCAGAAGAACGTGCAGAAAAATTAAGATTAATAAATGAAGATTATACTGAACAAATAGAATTAGCAGCAAAATTTTATGGTACAAATTCAATAAAAATATTAGAATTAAAAGCAGCACAAAAAAAGGCTGAAGATGAACAAAAAGCAATATTTGCAGAACAAGATAAAGCAAAGCAAGATAAAATTGATCAAGAAGCAATAGATAAAGAAAAAAAGAGATTAGAAGATATACAAAAAATAGTAAATGATGCAACAGAATTTTCTGAAATACAAAAACTAGAAAGAGAAAAAGCAGCAGCACTTGCAGAACTAGATTTACTAGAGGCAACTTGGATAGAAAAAGCTAGAATAGCAGCATACTATGAAAATCAAATTGCTGGGGTTGTAAAGAAAAACAAAGAAGAAGAAGAAAAAGATGAGGCTATAAAAAGAAATGCACAGTTAGATATGGCAAAAAATACACTTGGTGATATATCAACTTTGTTTGATGAACAGAGTGCTGCCAGTAAAGCTGCTGCTGCTGCTGCTGCATTAATAAATACATATCAAGGTATTACTGCTGAACTTGCAACAAAGACTGTTACACCTTTTGAATTTGGTTTAAAAATAGCAAACATAGCTACAACTGCTGCTATTGGTTTTAAATCTGTAAAAGATATATTAAAAACATCACCTAGTAATGCTAGAGGTGGAACAAACCCAGCATCTGGTGCGGGTGGTGGATCACAAGCACCAGCATTTAATGTAGTAGGTGCAAGTGGTGAAACACAATTAGCAGATGCAATAGGTAGTCAAACACAAAGACCAGCAAGGGCATACGTTGTAAGTAATGATGTAACAACAGCACAAGAAATGGATAGAAACATTATTGAGGGTGCTAGTATAGGCTAAATGCAAAATTAAAAACTAAACACGTTATATATTTATGAGGATAATAGAACTTATTTTAGATGAAGAAGATTTGGATGCTGGAGTAGAAGCGATTTCAATCGTAGAAAGCCCAGCCATTGAAAGTGACTTTGTTGCATTAAAGAACCAAGAGATAAAGTTAGCAGAAGTAGACAAAGAAAAGAAGATATTAATGGGTGCTTTATTAATACCAGACAAGCCTATATACAGAAATGGTTCAGAGGGTGAGTATTACATATTCTTTTCAAAAGATACTATTGTAAAAGCATCTCAAATGTTCTTACAGAATGGAAACCAAAGTAGATCAACACTAGAACACGCACAAGCACTTAATGGTTTAACATTAGTTGAAAGCTGGATAGTAGAAGATAAAGCCAAAGACAAGACTGCATTGTATGGTTTAGACGTACCAGTTGGAACGTGGATGGGATCAGTCAAGGTCAATAATGAAGATGTTTGGAATGAGTATGTAAAGACAAACAAAGTAAAAGGTTTTTCTATCGAGGGTTACTTTGCGGATAAAATGGAAGCACCAAAAGAAGCTATAGAAGAACAAATGGCTGAACAATTATTAAACCAAATAAAAGACATAGTAAAATGAAAAGTAACATAGAAAAGGTATACTCTAAACTACCAAACAAAAAGCAAAGCTTTAAAAAACATAATGTAAAATTAAACGTAGTTTCTGAATTAACAAGTATCGCGTCATCTGTTAGTGTATTTTCAAAAAATATTGAAATTGACATTGAAGAACTTGAAAGAATACAAAATGAATTTAATAGTTTTAAAAATAGTTTAGAAGTAGACTTGCAAGATTTAACAGATGAAGCAAGAAAATTAGATGCAAAATTATTACAAGCAAGTGAATTAGCAAATGAATTAGGCGTAGAACCTAGCGAATTAAATCAATATGAAAATTCTTTTGATATTTATGATGAAGCTATGGAAAAAATAAATGAAGCAAATTCAAAATTAAACCAAATATAAAATGAAAAGTAGATTAGAAAAAGTTTATAGCAAACTACCAAACCAAAAAGTAAACCTTAAAGCACAAAAGGTAGCACTAGGTGTAGCTGATGATTTAGGTGACGAAATTTCTGAAATAGAAAAATCTCTTGTTTCTGATGAAGAATTTGAAAATTCAGTAATTGAATTTAATAAGAAACAAAACGAACTAGTAAAACAAATTCAAGAAATGGAAGCTACTAGAGATGAATTAGAACAAAAAGGTCAAGAAATTCTAAATAAAAATAATGATATATTTAATAGAGTTGAAAGTCTTTTGGATAACGCAAAAAATGCAGCTAATGAATTAGGTATTAATCCCGAAACTATTTCTAATTATATAAAAGCAGATAGTTTAATTGGTGAACTAGTGATAGCTAATATAACTAGAGATTTAGAAGAAAATATATATTTCTAATAAATGCAAAGAAACAACAAAAATAAAACTTTTATTCCTAGTAGAACATCACCTACTGGGGGTGGTCGTGCTTGTTTATGTTGGGACACCAACAAGTATTCTATCTCTTGTTGTGATGGTTCTATGCAAGCACAAGGTATTGGTGTAATAACAAGAACAGATTGAAAATGCAAAAAGTAAATTAATAATCGTTATATAAATAGTATGGAAAAAACAAAAATGTTAAATCAAATTAGAACACTTTTAAACATCGAGGTAAAACTTGAAGAAATGAAGTTGGAAAACGGTACTGTAGTAAGTGCTGAAACATTTGAGAAAGGAAGTGAAATCTTTATTGTCACAGACGATGAGAAAGTAGCAATGCCAGTAGGGGAGTATATCCTTGAAGATGGTAGATTAGTTGTAGTATCTGAAGAGGGTATGATTGCAGATGTCAGAGAAGTATCTGATGAAGTACCAGCTAAAGAAGAAACAGAGGATCTTGAAGAAGAAACTGTTGAAACAGAAGTACCAGCAGAGGTTGCTACAGAAGTTGAAGCAATTATTGAAGCAGTAGTTGAGGTTATTGCACCAGTTATTGAAGAAGTAAAAGAAGAAATTGAAATGCTGAAAAAGAAATTTTCAGATATGGATGTGAAAGAAGAAGAAAAGAAAGAAGAACTTTCAGCAGCTAGAAAACCAATTAAACACAACCCAGAAGCAAAAGCACCACAGAAAAAACAAATGCAATTTGCTAAAGGACAATTCAACACAACACTAGATAGAGTATTAAACAAATTAAATAAATAAAATGAAAAGAAGAAACGTAAATTTAGCGACAACCACTAACATAACTACTACTTATGCGGGTGAATTTGCTGGTGAGTATATCGCAGCAGCTTTATTATCTGCATCAACTATTGATGACGGTGGTTTAACAGTAAAGGCAAACATCGCTTTTAAAGAAGTAATCAAAAAACTAGCTACAAATGCTTTAGTGGCATCTGCATCTTGTGATTTTTCACCAACATCTACAGTTACACTAACTGAAAGAATTATTGAACCAAAAGAACTACAAGTAAACCTACAATTATGTAAGTATGACTTTGTAAACGATTGGGAAGCACAATCAATGGGTTATGGTCTTGGTCAAACATTACCACCAAAGTTTTCTGATTTCTTGATTGCTCACGTAGCGAGCGAAATTGCACAGTCAACAGAATTTAATATTTGGCAAGGAGATGTGGCTGGAGCAACTTACACATCTTTTGATGGGTTTGAAAAACTAATTGCAGCAGCAGTAACATCTGGAGATATTCCAGCAGCACAAGCGATAACATCAGTAGCACTTACATCTGCAAATATCATTGACAAACTTTCTGAAGTAGTTGATGCAATACCATCTGCATTATATGGTAAAGAAGATTTATTTATCTATGTAGGAACTAAAGCAGCTAAACTATATGTACAAGCACTAGGTGGTTTTGGAGCAAATGGTTTAGGAGCAAATGGTGTAGCTAATATGGGTACACAATGGTGGAACAACGGAAGCCTAACGGTAAACGGAGTTAAAATCTTTGTATCACCAGGAATGTCTGATGACAAAATGTATGCAGCACAACGTTCTAACTTATACTTTGGAACTGGATTACTAAATTCAGCACAAGAAGTAAAAGTACTAGATATGGCAGATTTGGATGGTAGCAACAATGTGAGAATGGTAGTCAGATTTACAAGTGCAGTACAATTTGGAACTAATGATATAGTATCTTACGCATAATTAATTAATTAATCTATAAAAGGGGTGGGTAGGTAATCTGCTCACCCTTTTTTTTTAAAACATAAAAACAATGGCTTGTACATTAACAACGGGTAGAAAACTACCTTGCAAAAGTGCTTTTGGTGGCATAAAAAAAGTATTCTTTGCTGATTATGGTGACCTTACTGCAATCACAGTAGATGCATCAACTGGTGAAGCAGCGTTTACGGGAACACCAACTTGGTATGAATATGATGTAAAAGGTAATTCATCTTTAGAAACTACTGTAACAAGTAGCCGAGAAAATGGAACGACATTTTACACTCAAACTTTAAACCTTACACTTACTTATTTAGATGCTTTAACGCAACAAGAACTACAAACACTTGCAGTAGCAAGACCATATGTAGTTGTAGAAGATTACTATGGTAATAGCTTCTTATGTGGCTTTGAAAATGGTATGGAGTGTACTGGTGGAACAGTAGTAACTGGAGCAGCAGCGGGTGATTTAAGTGGATTTACACTTACGTTTGAGGGTATGGAAGAAACTGCACCTTATTTCCTTGCAGCAGCAGTAACTGGAGATGCAGCACAAGTAGACCCAACTGCATAACTAATATTTATTTTAAATTAGAAGCATCCTTAATCGGGTGCTTTTTTTTTGTTTTTACAAATTACTATTTTTTATACGTTATATAAGTAATGATATTATTTAACACAACCTCAACAAATCAATTTACTATAATACCTAGAGATTATGTATCAACTGCATATATGACTATTAGAGATGATAGCACAAATGTAACTGTTGATTATACATTAGTACCTAGAGTTGCTGGTGTTGGTAATATTGAAATTGTAAACGATACCTACAATGTATATAATGATACCTATTCAAATTTAGTTGAGGGGCATTTTTATGATTTAACTATATATTCAGATGTAGCAAAAACAAATGTAATATATAAGGATAGGATTTTCTGTACTGCACAAAAAGCAGAAATTGATGCAGATAACAATTATTTCTATAAAGTAAATAAAGACCAATATACAGAATACGATGGTTTCAATAATGACTATATTGTAATATGAGAAAAAGAAACGAAAAAGGACAATTTAGCAAAACAAAAGTATCAGAGTTTGGCTTTGTAAATTTAAGTACATACACATCACCAGAGGTTAAAGAAGTTAATGGTGCTGATTGGATTGAATATGGTGCAGATAATAATTATTTTCAATTCCTTATTGATAGATATAATGGTTCACCAACAAACAATGCTGCTATAAATGGTATCTCACAAGCTATTTATGGAAAAGGTTTAAATGCTACAGATAGCAACAGAAAACCTAATGAGTATGCACAGATGATTTCTTTGTTTAGGAAAGATGTTGTACGTAGGGCTTGTTATGATCTTAAACTTATGGGACAAGCTGCAATACAAGTTATCTACTCAAAGGATAGAAGCAAGATTGTTCAACTAGAACATATGCCTATTGAAACATTAAGAGCAGAAAAATGTGATGAAGATGGAAATGTACCAGCTTATTACTATTTTAATGATTGGGCAAACATCAAAAAGACTGATGAACCTTTAAGAATACCAGCCTTTGGTATGTCTAATGAAGAAATTGAGATATACTACATCAAACCATACAAGAGTGGTTTTTATTACTACTCACCAGTAGACTATCAAGGTGGTTTGCAGTATGCAGAACTTGAAGAAGAAGTATCTAACTACCACCTAAACAACATTATGAATGGTTTAAGCCCATCGATGTTAATTAATTTTAACAACGGTACTCCTAACCAACAAGAAAGACAATTAATAGAAACGAAAATTGCACAGAAGTTTTCTGGGACAAGTAACGCTGGTAAATTCATTTTAGCTTTTAACGACAATAAAGAAAGTCAAGCAGAAATTACACCAGTACAATTAAGTGATGCACACAATCAGTACCAATTCTTGAGTGAAGAAAGCACATCAAAAATAATGGTTGCCCATAGGATCGTATCACCAATGTTATTAGGTATAAAAGATGGTAGTGGACTAGGTAACAATGCAGAAGAAATAAAGACTGCATCTTTGTTAATGGATAACACCGTTATAAGACCGTTTCAAGAACTTTTAATAGATAGCTTTGATAATATACTAGCTTACAATGAAATCAGCTTAAACCTATACTTTACAACGTTACAACCACTAGAATTTACAGAGGTAGACCAAACACTTCAAGACAAAGAAACTATTGAAGAAGAAACTGGTGTTGAAATGTCAAGTGATAAAAACGAACTTACAGATGAAATGGCTGATGCTATTTTAGAAAACCTTAAATATGAAACTATAGGTGATGATTATGAACTTGTAGATGTAAGAGAGGTTTCAGATCAAAATTCAGATGTTGAAGAATGGGCAAATTCAAAGATAAAAAAGAAGCTATCTAGGATACAAAAGTTTGCTGATTTTATTAAATCAAAGCCTAATGAAGAAAGTAAGTTAGATAAATCATTTTACAAGATTAGATACACATACCAAGAAAGGGTATCATCTGCCAATAGTAGGGATTTCTGCAAAACAATGATGTCAAGAACTGGTAAGGGTGTTGTGTATAGAAAAGAAGATATAGACAATGCATCATTTCAAGGTGTAAATAATAACTTTGGACATAAAGGGCAAAACTATTCTTTATTTAAGTTTAAAGGCGGTATTTATTGCGGTCATTTCTGGCAAGAAGAATTGTATAGAATGAAAAGTGAAACAGAGAAATACATCTCTAAAGGTAAAGAAGTAGATACAATACCAAACTCATACCAACCAAAAGGAAGTGAATATAAAGATGCAGCAGAAGCACCTATTGATATGAAAAACAGAGGAGCATACCCAAACTAGAAAAATATGGCAACAGTATTATTTATAAATAGAACAGATTTAGTTAGAAACTCTATCATTGATGGGAATGTAGATACTGATAAATTTATACAGTTTATTAAGATCGCACAACAGATAGACATACAACAAATTATAGGTACAAATATGTATACTGGTTTAACTGATGCTATTGTTGCTGGAATTGATCTACCAGCTAATGCAAGATGGAAAACTATTCTTGACGATTTTATTGTTGAAATGCTTATATGGTATGCACAAGCAAACTACATACCTTTCGCAGCTTACCAAATTAAAAACGGTGGTGTATATAAACACACATCTGAAAATGCACAAACTGTAGATAAGAATGAGGTTGATTTTTTAGTTGAGAAAGCAAGAACAAATGCAGAATGGTATTCAAGACGTTTTATAGACTTTATGAGTTTTAACCAAGCTACATATCCAGAGTACACAAATAACGTCAATGACGACATCTATCCGAGTTATGAGGCTACATTTAATGGATGGGTACTTTAGTAACAAGTTATGATCTACAAACCAAAGGCAAAGAACATTGAGAAATTAAAGGTATTTCTTAAAAAGAAAAAAAAGAAGAAGTAATGGCAAACGAAATATATTATAAAAGTTGGTGGGGTAGAGGTGTTTGTGATAACTCTGTAAATTGGGGTTTAGTCTACAAAGAATATGCTGGGTGTAGTGCAGTACCAGCATTACTTTTAACCTTACAAGCAAGGGCAACATACTATGAGAATGTTACTTGTACTACTGCAACTTTAGATGAATTAGAAAATATACAATAATGAGCAACCTTTTAGATAAAGCATCAATTATATTAACACCTACTGCGTATAACAATGGTGAAGCACTTTGTGTGAAGCCAAGTGATGGAAGTGGTGATTTTGATTTTAGCAGAAACTCGGCAGCTACAAGAGTAAACGCTCAAGGTCTTGTTGAAAACGTACAGATACTATCGAGTAATTTAGTGCAGAACGGAGACTTTTCAGAGGAGGGTGTACAAGAGGTTAGTAACGGCTCGTTTTCTCAAGAGGGTAGCGAATTAATTACCAATGGCGATTTTAGTAATGGTTCTACGGGTTGGAGTAAGTCAACACAAGTTACTATTGAAAATGGTGTAGCTAATATAATTTCTAATGATGGTAGCTTTCAAGTTTTAGTACAAAATAATATAACAACTATTGGTAAATCTTATGTATTAACATACACTATTGTATCTAATAATGATGGAGGTTTAAAGCTTGGTAATATTGGCGAAATAAATTCAGCAATAGGTACGCATAGTTTTTATTTTGTTGCAACAGAAACACCAATTAACATAGCAAGAAATTCTGGAATAACCGATATATCAATAGACAACATTTCAGTGCGTGAGGTCGGTCAAGATTGGACTTTAGGTACTGGGGTATCAATAGGCGAAAACAAGGCTGTATTTACATCTACACCAAGCGGTCAATCTGTTTCTCAAAATGCAGTAGCATCACAAATTCCAAATGGCACAAGCGTTAAAGTATCTTTTGAAGTGCTATCTATTTCAAGTGGTAGTTTTGGTGTTTATTTTAGCGGCTCTTTAGTTGGCTCTTTAAATTCTGTTGGAGTAGCTACATTTTATTTTGAAAAAGGAACTGAAACATCTTTTTACATACGGGCTTTAGGTACAACAACTGGCTCTATAACAAACATCTCGGTTAAAGAGGTGGGGCAAAATTGGAATTTGGGTTATAATTGGAGTATTGGAAATGGTGTAGCTATTTGTAACGTTAGCAGTAGTTTTCTTTCGCAAGGTAATATATTATTAAGCAACAAAAAATATAAAATATCTTTTGAAATAACTGAATACATAAGCGGAGAAATTAGAGCCGTTAGTGATGGGTATTTAAATACAAGTGAATATTTTAATAGTTTAGGTGTCCACGATTTTATTTTTAATTGTGGAACTTTAACCTCGTCAACACTTTTCTTTCAACCCGCATCTTTCAACGGCTCAATAACAAACATTTCAGTAATCGAAATTACTACCGATACCTCCCTACCGAGAATAAACTACGAGGGGTTTAGTTATCAAGATGCTTTAGGGAGTGAGGAAATTTTAAATGGTGGGTTTGATAGCGATACGGCTTGGTCTAAAGGTGCGGGTTGGAGTATTGCTAATGGTGAAGCAACACATACTGGGGGTGCATCTTATTTATCACAATCAATTTTAAATCCAAATACTCAATATAAAGTAAAAATAAAAGTATCACAAGCTAGTGGAAGTAATTTTGTTCAAATTTATATGGGAGGTAGTCCCGCATCTGTTTTAATACAAAATGTTGGAGAATATGAGTATATATTTACAAGTCAACCATCAATAGGTCTAGGTTTTGCTTTGCGAGGAGCGGGTAATGTTACAATAGACAACGTATCTGTAAAAGAATATCTCGGGCAAGAAGTAGTGCCAGATAGTGGGTGCGGAAGTTGGTTGTGGGAACCGCAGAGTACGAATTTGGTAACAGATAGCCAAAACTATAACAGCACTTATTGGGGTGGTCAAAGAGGTACTTTATCAGATGGAGGTGTTGGGTTGTTTTATTTAAGCCCAACATCTAATGTTATTAAGTATGAGGTAACAACTACGGGCTTTAATCAATTATATTAT